TGGTTTCCCGTGATGTTGGCGAAATGATGGCAGATTTTGAACACTTTGGAAATCTTTCAGTTCAAGAGCTAACACAAGCTGCTGTTTATGCAAGAAAACTTGGTATTGAAGTTAAATCACTTGGTAAACTAGTTGATAAATTTCTAAACTTTGAAGATGCCGCAAATTCAGCAGCGCAACTTTCTCAGGCATTTGGATTAAATGTTGATGCATTTAAATTAATGTCTGAACAAGACCCTGCTAAAAAAATGCAGATGTTGCGAGATTCGTTCTTTGCGGCAGGCAGAACAATTGAAAATATGACTGCACAAGAACGTAGGTTACTAGCAACACAAACTGGTTTATCAGAAAGTGAATTAGCACTTGCATTTTCACAAAAAAGCCGTGGGGTAAGTTATGATGAAATTAAGAAAAAAGGTGACGCCGCTCAAAAATCCCAATTAACACAAGAACAAGTTTTACAGAAACTTTCTGGCGCAATAGAACGCCTTGTTAAATCTGGCGAGGCATTAAAAGGTGGCTTTTTTGATGTATTCCTGCAAGGATTTGTTAAAGGCATAAGGACAACTACAGAGTTTAGGCAGTTAATGACAGCCCTGCGGAAATCGATAAATATTGTTTTTAGAGCGGGCATCCAAATTGGACAAATGTTTATGCGTGTATTCCCAGGTGTTCAAGATTTTTTTGTTGGCTTAAGAAGAGTTTTTGATCCTGCTGGAATGCGTAATCTTATGAATCAAGTTAAAGCTGCATTTGGTGATTTTTTTCAAGCAATGACAAAAAATCCTTCAACAGCTTTACCAATTTTGTTAGATAAACTAAGAGAAGCATTTTTGGGAAGATTATCTGCTGCTGGTCCAGGCGGCAGACAAGTTTTGGAAGGTATAAAAAGCTTCTTTAAAGCAATTGTTGCAATCGCTGCTAGTTTGCTTAGATTGGTACTACCAGAAATAACAAAATTATTTAAGTTTATAACAGATTTAATAACTGGCAAAGCAAGTTTAAACGTGCAGGTACCTAGTGATGGAGGATTTTTAAGACAAGCACTTGATCCATTAATCACTACCATAGTTGAACTTGGGCCTCCTCTTTGGGATGCCTTCACAGGTATGTTGAAAGTAGTTTTTGACAAAGCTGTTGACTTTATAAAAAGTAAATTGCCAGAAATAGGGGACGTTATAAAATATGCAATTCTTTTTGTAGCTGCTGGTACGGCAATACCAATGGTTCTTAAAGGCATTTTTTCTGGTATTGTCGCTCTTGTTTCTAAATTTGCTGGGGCTACTGCTGCCGCTGCTCCTGCTGCTGGTGCCTCTACCATGGGTGCATCAATTGCTGAATTTTTTAAGGGGATTGGTCAGGTAAAACTTGGTGATGTCGCTAAAGCTGGTGCAATTATGGTAGCTATGGCAGTAGCTTTTGCGATTGGTGGTGTTGCGATGGCTGCTGGTGTAGTAGCGATGGTTAAGGTTCTTGGAGATACTCCACTTACAAAAGTTATTTCAGCTTTAGCTATTTTAACAGCAGTTGCATTAAATGCTCTTATTTTAGTTGGAGCATTAAAACTTATTTCGACGGTGGGTGACCCAGTAAAATTATCTGAAGGCGGTGCATTGCTGATGGGGGCTATTGCTGGATTAGTCCTTGCCACATCTCTTATAATATTAGCTTTTAAAGATGTACCCGAAAATCAAATGTTGGGCATTTCAAAGTCAATGCTTGTAATGACTGGTGTTTTATTAGGGGCAGGTCTTCTTGTTGGCGAAGCAATGCTTATTGGTCTTTTGGTTTCTGGCCCACAAGCCGCAGCGGTCGGTGCTGGTATGCTTGCTATTGGTGCTGTTGTTATTGCTATGACAGCGGCAATTAAACAAATAATGCAAGAAATAAATTCACTATCATTAAATGCAGGATTTAAAGAAAAGATTGATGCATTCGTTGCTGTGTTTAAAGGAGTTTCCGAGTTTATTGGTCAGCTTGCCCCAGTTATTGACAGTTTAAAACCAGGACTTTTTGAAACTATTCTAGGAAACTCTACATTAGAAAAAAATCTAATGCAAATGACAAATTTTGTTCGTGGTCTTATTGGACAGCCAGGAGGTGGAGGTATTATTGGATTAATACAAACAATAACCACCACATTATCAAGTTTAACACCAGAAAGTGTAAGAAATGCACAATCGTTTGCTGAAGTATTAAAAGCTGTTGCTTCACTTATGAAGGCAATGCAAGTTGAAACTGGTGTTTTGGCACATTTAAGTGCGGCTGAAATTAGTACTGTAATAACTTCGATGACTAACTATTTAGAAAGATCAAGAGATGCACTCGGAACCTTGATTACTAAGGTTAAAGAATTTATAGGTCAAATCACTAATATGAATATTAGTGCTGGACAAAGGGATTCTATTTTGGCAGTTACAGGTGTTATCCAAACTCTTGGAACATTTTTACAAGCAATTGTTCCAAGTCCTGAAGTAGTAAGAGTATTACAAAGACCCGCAGGTAGTGTTCAGCAAGGACTTGACCCAGTAAAACTTGCGGATTATCAAGGATTTATTGGTCGGCTATATACAGCAGTAGGTCCACTTATAACAGAAATGGGTAAATTTGTTGAATCTATTGGTAGATTAAATTTCGGCAACATTACACCATCTGCCCTTGAAATGGTAAAGGGTGTGGCTGCAATTTTTACTTCTTTTTCAAGTATGATGACTAGTTTTACAAACACTATGGGCGAGGCAATCAGAGGTAAAAACAAAACTGATGCTGCGGCATTAATGCGGGGTATAACAACATTTATAACTGGATTTATTACTCAAATAACCAGAGATTTACCCACATTAATAACTAATATAACTAATGGTTTTAGAAATCTTAATATTGATCGTACAGTTGCCGCTACAATCGACTTAAAAGTAAGAGCATTAAGTGCAATGTTTAGTGTTCTTAACAAAATATCTGAAGTTTTAAACTCATTCTCAGGTGGACAAAGTATGCATGGTGGTCAATTATGGGATAAAATGAGAATGTTTGCAGATGCAATGGATTGGTTATTAGATCCAGGAAACCAAGTTGGAAATAGCGTAAGAGTATTTCTTGATCGTTTAAAAGACCTTGTTGTTCCAAAAGGTACTATAGCTAAAGCTGGACAGTTGAAAACAATATTTGATACAATTAAATCTGTATCTGAAGCTGTTAATGTTGTCGGACAAGGATCAGCAAATTTTGAGACTGCAAAAACAAATCTAACAGGCATGAATACTTTTATTGGTTCAAATGAATTAAGAACTATTATTACAACTTTATCAAATACTACATTAGAAGCTTCTAGTACAGGCATGGCCAATACTGCCAGAGCTATTACTGATATGGTGGCAAAAGTTAACAGTATTTCTGCTGATTTGGCATCAATTAATTCAGTTAACTTAACAACAAACCTAAGAAACTTAGGAACAAACCTTGGTCTTGGAAACAACGCAACTTACACAATTGAAAACAGAAACTTTACAGTTACTGTAAATGTGGCTGTACATATAGATCCGAGAGAATTACAAACTGCAATAACACAAAGAGGTACAACAATTCAACACACACCAACAAGATAATATTTAACAAATTACAATTACCAAACCTATAATCTCAACCTTTTAGGAGAGATTGCAAGGAATGCGTAAGTATAAAATACTTCTATTATCTGATGATTTAAGGTGTGTTTCTGGTGTTGGTGTCCAAAGTAGAGCTCTTGTTGAAGGGTTGGTTAGAACTGGTAAATATTCATTCCGTCAATTAGGCGGTGCAATGAAGCATCCAAATTATGATGTTCAATTAATTAACCCTGATATTATTGTTAAGCCAATTGATGGCTTTGGCACACCGCAGTTGTTAAGACAATTGTTGGTAACAGAAAGACCCGACGCAATAATGTTATTTACAGACCCACGACAATTTATCTGGGTTTGGCAAATGGAAGATGAGATAAATCAAATCTGCCCAATTGTTTATTGGCACGTATGGGATAATGATCCATATCCAGATTACAATAGTCCATTTTATGAATCAACAGACTTAATAAACTGTATCTCAAAAAAGACTTATAGTCTAGTAAGTGAAAAATATCCCAATAAAACAAATTATATACCACACGCATTCCCAGATTCTTGGTATTACCCTCTCCCTCAAGAAGAAGTAGAAAAAATTAAGGCAGAATCTCTTGGTCCAAGAAAAGATTGGTTTTTTGCTCTATGGGTTAATAGAAACGCACATAGAAAAATGCCTTCTGATGTAATCCAAGGATTTAAAATGTTTCTTGATAAACTACAAGAAACAGAAGGGCATAGAAATGCAGTTCTTGTAATGCACACAAATCCAAAAGATCCAGAAGGACCAGATCTCCATGCGGTTTCAGAAGCACTAGGCGTCGGAGACAGGGTAATGTTTTCAACGGCTCACATTGATATGCCTGACATGAACAGACTTTATAATGTATCTGATGTATTAATCAATGTTTCTAGAGCAGAAGGATTCGGCTTAAGTCTAAACGCTGCAATGAAAGTTGGTAAACCAGTTATTGCACTTAAAACTGGTGGTATGACGGAACAAATTGTAGATGAAAGAAATGGCAATGTCCACGGTGTTGCACTTGAGCCAGTTGAAAGATATTTGGTGGGTTCACAAGCAACGCCATACATTTATGATGACCATTTTTCTAAAAAAGATTTAGCTGAGGGTTTGTATAAAATCTATAAACTAACACCAGAAGAAAAGCAAAAGATTGCTCAAGAGGAAAAGGATCATCTTGAATACCAATTCAAGTATGAAACTATGGTTGAAAATTGGGATAAGTCAATCGAATCAACAATAAGCAAATGGAGAGAGAAAAACGGAGAAAAAACCTGGGGCATTATACACTTTAATCCGCAGAAGGACAACAATGTTTTAAATATTTCTGAAATAAAAAATCGAAGTCCAAAGGTAAGAGGATAAAACATGAAGCGAGTAGTTTTAAAAGGCCCATTTACAATCGCCGCTGGTTATGGTGTTCATGCTAGACAGATTGCAAAATGGTTTTATGAAAACCAACAAAAATATAACCTAGATATTAAGTTTGAACTAACAGCTTGGGGAGAATGTTATTCAATAGTTGATACTGAAGCTGATGGGGGTTTTATTGGTTGGATATATCAAAATATGATAACAAGTGAACAAGAACTTAAAACACCTTTTGACCTTTCGGTTCAAGTTCAATTGCCAAATGAATGGAATCCAAAACTTGCGAAAGTTAATGTGGGAGTAACTGCTGGGGTAGAAGCTACCCTTTGCAATCCAAAATGGCTGGAAGCTATTAACCAAATGTCTTCGGTTGTAGTACCTTCAGAATTTGTTAAAAATATATTTCTAGCGACATCTAAAGCTACAGGGTATCAGTTACAAACAGAAATCATAGTTATCCCAGAGTCATTTGACTATGTTTTTGAAGGGGATACTTTTGACAAAGTAAATAAAGAAGATATCTCTTTAAATCTAGATGCCGATTTTAATTTTCTATTGTTTGGTCAACTAACTGGTAACAATCCATTTAACGATAGAAAAAATGTTCCTTTCGCAGTAAAATGGTTTATTGAAGAATTTAAAGGCAATTCAGATGTGGGATTAGTGCTAAAAACAGGTTATGCTCGTGGGCATCATATTGATCGTAGAATGACTGCGGTCACATTTCAGCAATATTTGATGGACATAAACTATGACCCAATCAACGATCCTAGAATCACAGTTATTCACGGTTCTTTGGGAGAAAATGAAGTTGGAGCTTTATTTAAACAACCAAAAATTAAAGCTCTTTATATGCCAACAAGAGGAGAAGGGTTTGGTTTACCACTTGTAAATGCTGCTGCCGCAGGAATGCCAATTCTTGCCACAGGATGGTCAGCACATACGGAATTTCTCAATCAAGGAAAATGGATTAAGTTTGATTATGAATTAAAAAATGTTCACGAATCAAGAGTTGATAACAATATCTTTTTTAAAGAGGCACAATGGGCTGAACCAGTTGAACGAGATGTTAAGGCAAGATTGCGAAAGTTTTATAACGATCATCAAATGCCTCAACAATGGGCTAAAGATTTGCAACCAAAAATAAGACAATCACACTCTTTTGAAACAATTAAAACAATTTACAGTGATTTTTTCAATAGTAAACTTGTGTAATGATAGCGTTTTTAATAATTTCTCTTATACTGAATTTCCTACTTGTGTATATAGTTTATTTCATGTTCAAAAAAATAAGAATTATGGCAGAGGTTATTTTTATTTTTGAAGATGCGATGCCTGAGTTGCTTGAGGCACAAAAACAAACAATTGAAACAATGAATCAAGCATTAGATAATGATTATTTTGTAACAACACCAGAAATAGCTACAAAATTTAAAAAAATTATTGATACTGCAAGAACAGCCCGTGAATCAACAGTACAAGTGATAGAATTATTAGAAGAAGTAAATGTTCAAACAACTAAAACAGCCAACAGACTCAAGGATGTAAATTAATGAAATTTAATAGACGAGGTAAAAAGGTTATAAAAAGAAAGCCTGGTAGTGGTCCAAGCGCCAATTATTTTACAAAAGAAACTGAAGAGGCGGCAATTAAATTCAAGTATGAAAATGATATAGAGAAAAAACATGAAATTTTCATGAATGAAATTTATGATCCTTTCAAAAAACTTGTTGAAAATCTAATAAATGTTTATAGTTACAAAACAAATTTTGAAACAAAATAAGAACTTAGAGATCGATGTATAGCTCAACTGTATCAAATTATTGGTAAGTTTGATGAAACCAAAGGCTCCAAAGCCTTTTCCTATTACAATGTTGTTGCAAAACATTTTTTAATTGTTGAGGCAAAGCAATCTAATAAATCATCACATGCACTTATATCACTTGAAGAAAAAGAAGCTTTTTCAAATCATGAAATAGAAACAATAGAGAACTTTAAGATTGATCCATCTTCAGAAGATACAATGATTCAACTAGAGAAGGTTGATGAAATAAAAGAAATATTATTGGAAATGTATAAAAAAACAATTTCTGAAAATGAAAAAACTGTAATATCTTCAATTCAAAAAATTATAAACGAAATCAATATTTATGATGATCTAACAAAAAAAGCTGCACTCTCTCTCCTAAGAGATATTACATTAATGAACAATAAACAACTTTCTACAACTTTATCAAACCTAAAAAAACTTTATCGCCAAACTAAAAGAGAAGTAGAAGAAATTTAACTGTTTGATAAAATAGGATATTTACTGCTATGTCTGATATAACAATTGAAGATGAAAATGAATCTGTATTAAGTGAAGAATCAGAAAGGTTAACAGATGAAAATAGCAAATTTTATAAAGCAAAATCATTTTTAGAAAATGTTGAAAATGAACTTTCTGATGAAATCAAAACACAGATCAAATCTGGATTTGATGATTTCACTGGTTTATTAGCGTCAATAGACTTAGATCCAAGATTAGCAAGTTTATGGAAACTAATTTATGCAAATGCAATGAATGATAGAAAAAATGCATTTGCATTGTTTCTTGATTTATATGTCATTACTTTCTCAGATGCAGAAAAACATTTTCAACATGGCCAAACATTAACAAAGTATATGGAAGCGATGAGTAGGGCAAATCAGCAGTTATTAAAACTTGCTGATTTGGTTGACAAAGCTAGAGACAAAAAGGAAGAAAGGGATAATTCAAACTTGGCAGCAGAATTCTTTTCTCCTAATAGTAAAAGCAGTTATGAACCAAGGAGAAAAAAGTAATGCCTAGTAATAATATTAGCGTCTCCAGATTGCAAGTATCTGGGCCAGGTAATGCAGGTAGAGATTTATTATCTGAGGTAAGAAGTGGTCAGCAGCCTACAGTTTTTCGTGCGGTTGTTCAAGAGGTTTTTTTTGATATAAAAAGCTTAACTGCCGAAGAAAAAACAAACTTAAAAAATATTGTTGGTAATCCACAATATGTTGATTTGATGCCGCCTTGTTCTATTTTAGCAAGAACAATAAATAATAGTCAAGATGCAATCGATTCTACACCGCTATTAGTATATCCCTTCTTTTCTTCCCACATCATGCTTCCAATACAAGCGGGTCAAGTTGTTTTTATAATTTATGAAGATTATTATTATCTTGGCGGTTCTCTTGCACGTTGGATATCTAGACCGCATGAAAATTCAGCGGTTGAAGATTTAAATTTCACACACTCAGATAGGGCATTTGATATAAAAAATACACCAGAAGGCTTGGAACAAGCAAATGCACAAAGAGAAAGAAATACCCCGTTTATATTAACGCCAGCATTTCCAAATGGTGCAGATTTGCCTGGTAGATATACTATTAATCCTCGACAGGGTTCAAATGACAATCCATTTCAGTTGATCAGGTCTGAATCTAAATCAGCGGTATTACAAGCTTATGAACCAGTTCCAAGATATAATAAACGTCCACAAGATTTGCTATTGCAAGGCAGTAACAATTCTATGATTGTGTTGGGTGCTGACAGAATTGGACCTGTAAAAAACGAAAGCTCTCAAACTAACGAAAAGAAACCATTTTCTGGTACAATTGATATGGTTACTGGAAGAGGTAGATTTCCATTAAATGTTAATGATACTCAAGCAAATGACGATAAAAAAACTTCTTGCTATACAGTTGAAAACACATTTAGAACTATTGAAAATGATAAAATCGGTTTTCAAAGAAACAAACAACAAAATCTAAACGAAGGAAATCCAGATTTTATAAATGATGCCGCAAGAATTTATATTTCTATGGGCACTAAAGCTGATATCAATTTTAAAATTGATTCAACCGTTGAAGGGGGAATACGTTATCCAACTAATACATTAGCTGTAACTCAACCAAATGATATTTCAAATCAAATTGGTACAGCTTATATTGTTTCCAAGGCCGATCATATTAGAATCATTGCAAGAAAAAAAGCACAAGGATCTGCACAAATAAATGGTTCTATTCTTTTGATCAAAGAAGGAACTCAAAATGAAGATTTGGCTTATTGCTACTTTCAAAATGATGGTAAGATTCAAATCGAAGGCAACAAAATTTATCTTGGCCAAGCCACACAAGAAAATGAGCCTTATATAAAATGGACTGTTTATGATAGACATATAACAGAATTAAAAAATCAAATTAAAGCATTATCAGATCATGTTAAAAATATGTCTATTGCATTAAATGCTGCATTTGCGGGGAGCGTGGCTGTGCCATTTGTACCTGTTGCTTCATTAGTGGCGGTGCAAGCAACACCCGCTGGTGTGGCAACAACCACAACAATTACAACTGCAATTAACACACAAATTGATACAATCAATACCGCAGAGGCAAAATCTCAAAAGATTTTTGGCTCATAAGTTAAAATATAGTAAAAGTATTACTATACTAACGGTCATGAGTTTAGCAACACTTCAACAACAAATTGCAAATGCTTTAAATGTTCAGGCAACAGATAATCCCGCACAAGGGGTTGCATTAAGGCAACAATTGGCCTTAAGTCTTGCAACTGCAATTGATTCTTATGTGCAAGAACAAATTGGATTAAGATTACAACTGCTACCAACAGCAATAGTAAGCCCAGCCCCAGCAGGAGTACCTGTACCAAGTGCTGGTTTTCCTGCACTAACAAGAATAAGGTAAACCTATTTATTTATCATGATTAGTTTTCAAAATGTTGGTTATAAAATATATGATTCAAAAAGAGCTGTAAATGTTAATATTTCATCAACACCCGTTGGTATATTAACTCCACTTTCAATTAACCAAGGTAGTAATACATTTTTTGAAACAACAACTGATATTCAAGAAACCGTAAAAGATAATTTACGCAACTTGCTTCAAACAAATCATGGCGAAAGACTGGCAAGGTATTATTTTGGTGCAAATTTAAAACCGCTTGCAATTGAATACACCTCAAATGAAAATTTTGATAGTGAGGCAATGCTAAGAATAAACACTGCTGTTAGAGACTATATGCCATATATTAATCTTGAAGGCTATAATTCAAAGGCAACAAGAGCAGTAAATCAAAGTGTTACACAGGTAGAAGTTATAATTCAGTTCTCAGTACCAAAAATAAATTTATTTAAGTGTTCTATTAAAGCTATTATATATGTTAGTTAATCTTTAGAAATTATGGCTGATTTATCAAAAAAAGAAGTATTGAAACAAATAGTAACAAGATCTTATCTAAACAAAGATTTTGTTGGCCTTAGAAACGAAATGGAAACATATTTTAGATCTTTTTATGGAGATCAAATAAAAGATTTATCGATAGGAAGTTTTATGGGTATGTTTCTTGATACTGTTGCATTTATTGGGGATACTCAGTCTTTTTATTTAGACCATCAATTTCACGAACTATCCCCAGAAACAGCCGTTGAACCAAGAAACATAGAACGTTTACTAAGAGATAACAGAGTTCCAACAACAGGTGCCACTCCTGCTGTTGTGCAATGCACATTTCAAGTTAAAGTTCCTGCTTTGTTAACATCAAATCCAAGAATTATTGATCAAACTGCGATTCCTGTAATAAATCAAGGCACAAAAATGCAATCTAAAACAGGAATTGTGTTTGAGTTAACTGAAACATTGAATTTTGCAAAAAAGGATGGAGATGGGAGATATATCGCTGCTGTTGAAATAGCTGAAAGAGATGCGGGCAACTTACCAGTTAGTTTTTATATGACACTAAATGGAATATGTATATCTGGTGAAGTGACATCAGAAAGTTTTACGTTTGCTGGTTTTGAACCATTTAAAACATACATATTATCTAGAGAAAATGTAACGCAAATAATTTCAGTTACAGATAACAATGGAAACATATATTATGAAGTTGATAGTTTGGCAAATGATACAGTTTATTTAAAAACGCCAAACTTAAATTCAGATTCAGCAGAAGTAGAAAGTTCTTTGCAAATTCAATCTGCACCATTTAGATTTGTAAAACTAAACAGTTTATCTACTGGATTAACCACTCTTAGGTTTGGTGGGGGCAATGCGGAAACAACAGACAATAACATTGTCCCAGATCCATCTCAATTTTCTTTGCCGTTGTATGGTCAAACAACATTTAGTAGGTATGCAATAAACCCAAATAATTTCTTGAAAACAACAACCACTGGTACGATTATACCAAACTCCACAGTAACAATAACATATAGATTTGGTGGTGGATTAAGACACAATGTTGGTCAAGGGTCGATTGCAAATAATATCACACAACTTTTAATTTCTTTTCCAGGTAATCCATCAACAACTGATGCTGTGTCTGTAAGAAACTCTGTTAGAGTAAATAATGAGAGTGATGCTAGTGGTGGTTTAGACGCTCTTACAATAACAGAATTACAAGGATTAATTCCTTCTTTTGCTGCCGCACAATCTAGGGTTGTTGAACAAAGAGATTTGTTGGCAAGAATATATACAATGCCCTCTTCATTTGGAAGAGTATTTAGAGCCGCATGTAGACCAAACCCTGCTAACCCAAATTCATCTTTGCTTTACGTTGCTTCCAAAGCCGCAGATGGAACTTTAACACTTGCTAATGATACTTTAAAAAGAAATTTAGCAAGATACCTAAATGATTTCAGGATCATACCAGATGCTATAGACATCCTAGATGTTTCTATTATAAATTTTAAACTAGAGTATGAAATTTCTGTTGATAATGACCAAAATAGACTATTGATAGTTGAAAACGTCAACAAAAAACTAAGGAAATATTTTAACGTTAATAATTTTCAAATTGATCAAGTTTTAAATCTTTCAGAAATACAAAATATTATCTTTAATAATATTGGAGTTATGTCTGTTCAATATGTAAGACTTACTAATTTAAGTGGCACACAGGGAGAAAGATCATACAGTCCAGTAAATTATAACTTTACAGCAAACACAAAAAAGAATATGGTTATTCCCCCTCCAGGTGGCATGTTTGAATTAAAATACTTGGATGTAAACATTATTGGTTCAGTTGCTTAGTTTGTAAAACGTTACCTCCTTACTACTATCTCCTTACTTCTCTAGATTTAGATAAAACAGCCTTTTAAATCATAGTGGAAAAACTATGTATCGTATTCTTAAAGCTGACAAAGATAGCTACGTTACCAACAAAATAATCAATAACACACGCCCAACCACTTCAGCTTCTACGGATGTAAACGTAGGTCAAGCTGGTACTATTACTTAATTCCAATTTAACAATAATCTATGCATAGTATTGTTGTTAAATAATTAACAACGCAATGTATAAAATTTTACAAGCGGATAAAGATTGTTATATACAAAACAAATGGATTTACCTAACAAGAAGTATTGATGCTAATACAGGATTAGCCTCCAGTATGGATTTTTATTACCTGTACGATGAAACAATAATTCCTGGCTTAACTGGCTCTGCATTGTCTCAAAGTTTAAAAGAACAAACACGTTCATTGATTCATTTTGATTTATCCCCATTAAGAGAATTAACTGGATCTTATCTTAACATAACAAATTCATCATTTAAAACTTATTTAAGTTTAAAAAATGTTTATGGCGGGCAAACAACTCCTACAGACTTTAGTATAGTCATTAACCCGCTTGCAAAAGATTTTGATGAAGGAATCGGGTTTGATGTAGTCGGTTATAGGGATATTGATAGTGCAAACTGGGTGACTGCTAGCCGTATTGGAATAAATATAGTTACTTGGTCAGCTCAAGGGGCAAACAGTTCTGGATCAATTGGAAATTCCGATATAGATTATTATACAAATTACGTAACCAGTGCCTTGTTCCCACGAGGAGATGAAGATATGTATGTGGATATTACTCCTATTGTATCTGCAACTCTCGCTGGGGAGTTGCCTGACTATGGATTACGCTTAGCATTTACGTCTTCAATTGAAGAGGGTACTGAAACATACTTTGTTAAACGTTTTGGTTCCCGCCATTTACGTAAAGATATTTTACGACCAACTTTAGTTTGCTTATTTGATAACAGCGTTTTTGATAACCAACTTGATGTTAAGTTTAACAGAAATAATTCTGTTGGTATATATAACAGACTTTTTGATCAGCAAACTAACTTTTTAAGTGCCTCCCAAGAAATAACTGGAAGTAATTCTTTGCTTCTTGAATTGGTAAGTTCAAGATTTGTAACTTACCCAACAACATCTTTTAGTTGGACCCACTCTGCAAGTATAACTTACAACACAAGATCTTTGATATATTACAGTCAATCATTTAGCGGCTCACAATTGCTTATTGGCGGCATACCACAAGTAGGACAATATACTGCCTCTGTAAACTTAGATTATTATTCCCCAGATTTGGTTGTATTTCATTCAAATTCCTTAACTGAAATTTATTTTGAAGCTTATTGGAAATCTATTGATAAAACAGTTTGTTACGCAACAGGCTCAGAATTACTCTTTAAGTTACAAAACGGTTCTGTTAGAAACGGCGGCGAAAATAACTATATTCTTACAATTTTAAACTTCAAACAAGAATATGAGTATCAACAAGTTCCAAGATTTAGAGTTTTTATTGATGATTATTCAACTGTTATAAACAAATATTCAAAAACTACTGATCCAAGAAAATCGGCAATATATGAAAAACTACATTACAGAGTAGTTGATGCATATACAAGAGATGTAATTGTACCATTCACAACTGAAAGTAACGCAACAAGGCTTTCTAGTGATGGAGAAGGCATGTATTTTGATATCAGTATGTCAGAATTAGTTGTTAATAAGGTATATGAATTTGAATTTATGTTATTCGATAGAAACAATACTGTATATTTTAAAAATTTAGGCTATAGATTTAAGGTTGTATGAGACTAATATCTATTTCTAGAAGTCTGAAATTCTGATATGAAAAAGAATAACACTGATGTACTTGTAAATTTAAAGCCTCGTTTGTTTAAAACAAATTCTACTGTAAATTTGTCAAAAACAGTTGTTTTACAACAAAAAGATGTTAATGGAAATATAAGTGCAGGTTCAACTGCATCTTTTAGATATGATCCAATTGGGTCAGGAATTAAATCTACACAGCAATTTAATGTAGACTGGTCAGATTTTGCTCAGCATACCTTTTATAATTCTGCTCAAGTAAAAACAAATGAAGCATTTAAAACAATTATCAACAATTTTCCATTCGATGGAACAAAAAAACATTATGAAGAATTTGTTGATTCACTAACTGGTTATCAAAAATATGTGTTAGACTCTTTGCCAACAAATTTTGGTTACTATTTTGCAAATGGCAGTGGTTCGATTTCTGTTTTAGATGTAACAGGGGCAGAAGTACCATCTATATCTTTAGATAAAAAAGGAAATACTGTTTTAAATCCAGGCACAGGAAGTTTCGCATCAGAGTTTTGGTTATGGATTCCAAATCAAACAAATGATAATTCAATTATCTTTCAGAAAATTTCAGGCTCTAATTTTGGATTTACTTGTTGGTTAAGTGCTAGTACAACTTCAAATGCAGTAATTGGTTTTACCGTTAATTCTCAGTCTGTTGATCTTACAGTTAGTCAATCTGTTTCAAAAGGTTCTTGGAACCACTACGCATTTAGTTTTAATAGAAATGATGGCATAAATAATATAAGTTCATATATAAATGGTACATTTATTAGTTCAAGCAACAAAGTAGAAATTGGTCAAATAGATTTTGACTCTGCAAATTTGAATATCTTCTCTGGCTCAACGTTTGTTTACACTCCAACCACACAATTTGTTCCTAAAACCTATCTGTCAGGTGCAATTGATGAGTTTAAATTTTGGCATAAAACAATTTCATCTAAAAATATTTTAGACAATTATTTAAGAAATATCTTTGCACAAGATAGCCTAAAATTATATTTTAGATTTAACGAACCAACTGATATTTCAAAAAATATAATATTAGACTACTCTGGTAACAGTTTATTTGGTACATATAATACAAGATCTTTTGCAACAAGTTCTATCGGTTCAAGTCCATTAACATATGAACAAAGTTGGTTAAATCCAATATTGTTTTCAAACAATGCAAGTCTAAGCGAACTAAAAACTGATTTGTTAATAAATGCAGTAAATTTTGACGCAGAAAATCCAAGTATTATTACAAATCTTATTCCTGATCATTATTTTCTTGAAGGACAAATACAAGATAATTTATCTACAGAATTTGGTGACATTGAAACAAGTTTTATATCAGAGGACTTGCCTAGAACATCGCAACTAGGTAGTACCCAAGTTTTACTAAGTTTGCTTTATGCAATGGCAACATTTTTTGATGAAGTGCAATTAGCAATAAAAGAATTTTCAAACCTAATACATATAGACTATGATCAAACAGACATAATTTCTGATTACTTCCTGGAATTTCTAGCGCAGCGTTACGGCATAACGCTGCCTGATTTATTTAGTGGTTCTACATTAGATCAGTTTATAAGTGGTGATAACGTTCTTGATGCTAATTCATCGACTGTTCTAGGAAATTTAAAATATGTCCAAAATCAAATTTGGAAACGAATACTAATCAATGCAAATGATATTTTAAACTCAAAAGGCACAAAATATTCTATTGAATTGTTTATGAGATCGGTTGGTGTAGAACCAAACTCAGTTTTCAAAATAAAAGAATATGGTGGACCAATACAAAGGTCACTTTTGGCATCAAGAGAACAACGCCAAGATATCGCTGGATTTCTAAATTTTAGTTCTGCAAGTTTTATAAGTTCATCTTACCTGTCAGGTTCTAGGATTGAACCTGGATTTCCAACAATCTCTGGTACAGCTAGCGATGGATTATTTACGTCAGGTTCATGGACATTTGAAGGTTTATATCGTTTGAATCCAACTTCAAGTTATGCAACACAAAGCCTTGCTAGAATAAGCACTAAGTTGATTACAACCAATCAAGAAACTGTGCTTGCAAATTTATTAGCATTTGATAGCGGCACCTTAAAACTAACAGTGCGTCCAAATACATCTTTTACAACTGGGCAGACACTAAATCTATTTTTAACAGGTGCATTTAATTTGTTTGATTACTCAACATGGAGTATTTCTTTTGGTAAACACAGAAATGATCAGGTCATAGGCAACACTTCGCCTTCATCATCTTTTTTTATTAGGCTTGCCAAACAGTCATATGGAGAAATAATTGAATCATATGCAACAAGTGCGTTTTATGATGACAATGGTGGAAGTACTTCAACAAACATCTTTACAGCATTACCTGCGGCTATTTATGTGCCGTCAGGAACATTTATAGCAATCGGTAGTGCATCAGTAAATGCAGCACTGGCATCGCAAATAAATCCAGAAACAAATTTTGATGGCAAAGTTTCACAAATAAAATTTTGGTCAAGACATGTTAAACAAGATGAATGGTTTGAACATGTCAAAAACTATAAATCAATTGGAACAGATGATCCACTTGTCACAAACCAATTTGAACTAGTGCAAACTGGCTCATTCGAAAAAATTAGATTAGACTGTGCAATAAAACAATCTACAACCCAATCTAATTCAAGCGGCGAAATTATATTGTTTGATTATAGCCAAAATAATTTATTCATGACAGGCAGTGGATTCCCTGCGTCAACAAGGGTTATTACCCCTCAGATAATGTATTACAGTATACTTAGTCCATCTTTTGATGATGCGGTTACATATTCAAAAGTTAGAG